GAAGAAATTCCTTGATGGGGTGTTAGCACCACATGTTAATATTCCTGATAGTATCCGTTCCGGTATAGTAAAAGGTATAGGTTTGGCTGGTATCAAACGAACTTGGATCTCTGATCCTCGTCCAATTGGTTCTAACCTCACTTCTCCTTCTACTCGTCAACCTCTGCCTAATGGAAAGTCTGTTCCCGATAATATCGGTTACTTACCTTCATTAGATTACGTAAATGACACCCGACTTGGTATACGATTGAAAGAGCAATTTCCAAATATATTCAATCCTTTATTGGATGGAATCAAAATGGAATATACTCATGTAAAGCAATGGGAACAGGGTCCTGCTTTTAAGGATTCTGTAGGGAAGATTGGAATTATCCAAGAACCTGGCTACAAGCTTCGTGCTGTTGCCAATCCTGGACGTGTTTACCAATATGCTCTCAAACCTCTTGGTGATTGTCTTTATGACATCATTAGGGATTTGCCCTGGGATTGTACACACAACCAAAGTTTTCCTTTGGCAATTATACAAAACCATCTTGCATTACATCAAACAGTTTACTCTGTAGATTTATCTGGTGCAACTGATTATTTTCCTCTTGATATCCAAATGGATGTTATTGAGAATATATCAATACGCAAAGATTATCCTTGTTTATTCAAAGAACTCTCACGAGCCCCCTGGATTTACAAGAAATCTACGATTCAGTGGAATAAAGGCCAACCTCTTGGTTTACAACCGAGTTTTGCGGCTTTTACCCTAACTCACGGTCTTTTATTGTACTATTTAAACGGTTATCGACATGATAACTCGTTCTTTGTAGTTGGTGATGACGTGATTATACTGAATTTTGAGTTGTATACTAAGTACCGTATTTGTTTAGAAACAATGCAATGCCCTGTTAGTGAAATGAAAAGTATCTCATCTCGCTCAGTAGCAGAATTTGCAGGGAAAATCATCACAGCAAATGAGGTTATACCTCAGTTAAAGTGGAGACAACCCTCCGATGATAACTTCATCGATTTGGTTCGAAACGTCGGTCCTCGGATTTTGAAAATTCTTAAACCCCGCCAGCGTAAGCTTGCGAAGGTCCTTATGGAAATCCCTGACCTCTTTGGAGGTATAGGTTTTAATCCTAAAGGTAGATCACTTGAAGATAGGTATTTTGAATACCTAAATTTATTTGATCCTATTAAGAAGGCTCAATTCCTCATGAGCTATAACAAGCTATTAAATCTGCATAATTATTATGTAGATATTGATAACCTATCTAAAAGGTTCAGTTATGAACCTTCTAGTGATCTCGACCAGAGATCTTATAGTATCGTCC